AGCCGAGCCAGTGTCATCGCCATCAGCCGAAGCAGTGTTTCGAATCAAGAGGGCCGAATTGCTATCACTGCCAAACAAGCTTAGACGGTGACTTGAATCAGCTTGGCCGTTGAAGCCTACGCAACCGGACGAGTCGAAATAGTGGAACGTGGGTAAGCTGGTTCCGCTGCTTCCGGTGTTAATAGCGAAAGTCAGTACACCGGATTGATTGTCGCTCGAACCGTTTTGTGCGCCTACAATTTCAGCAAGATAGTGCGCGGTACCATCGGCTTTTTTACCGGACCAACGGATCGTCGATTCACGTCCACCTGAAGCATTTTCCGATGTGCTGTTATCGAGTGTTAAAGTGGGACTGGCGTTCTCGATCTCAAGGTTGCCCGTGTGACTTACTGCTCCAGAAATAGCGACTGTCACTGCGCCGCCGGATTCCGTTAGCCGGATCCCTTCGACACCACCCGCGATCAAGCTAAGTTGATCTGAGTTAGTATTACCGCCAGCACCGTGACCGATACCCGTATCTAGATCTTTTTGGGACGGGCAAATGTTCGGGGATGTGTCGGTTGGATCAGAGCTAAGAAAAACCCAGCCGTCTGCAACCGTGGAACGGACTTGGTTGTTTTCATGTACGGCCAAACCCGCGCTTCCGCCACCCTTGATCGTGATAGCTTCGCTGCCATCGGTGGTCGTTACGATCAGGTAATCCTTTGAATCAACTCCCTCGATCTCCAGAGCCGTGCTGGTGTTGTCTGGAAGTACCGGACCAATAGCAGAAACTAAATCATTAAAAGACATTACAGGCTCCCGAGCATCATGGATATCGTAGCCTTGTCATTTGCATCCGGTGAACCAGTGGACACTACGTTGGCAAGGCGAATACTCTTAGCTTGAATGCTGAGATTAATTGTGAAGCTGGCTGTTGATGAAATCGTTTTCACTACAAGTAGGTCACTTGAGGTTACTGTCCCACCTGCAACAGAAGTGGTTTGCATCTTATAGAAGTTGGTACCATCGTCGCTTATTTCAATATTAAACTGAAGACCAGTTCCAGCGTTACGGGTATAAGTGCAGAACAATGTGAGCTGATTATGGTTCTCACAATCTACCGTAGTTCCAGCTGCAACTGCACTGTTAACTGCTGTAGCGTTGAAACCTGTAGCTGTCTTTGCTACAAACTTCTGTATCTTAAGTCCACGAGTTGTCATTATTCATCTCCCGATAAGACGCTTATTCAGGAAAAGTATAACAGTCATTGGTGTTTACCTCCATGAACTAAACGCACGTTTTAAAAAAAGTTTCCTATCTATAACCGACCAGGGGTATCACCGGGGCAGGAGCCCCCTGGCCGGACGAAGCCCGAAGGCACCGTTAATCGATTTGTTTGCCTGTAAAATATCCATGTCCTGTTGTTGTTTGAGGTGTCATATCTTTTCCTGAAGAGTTGACCAATTTAACAAAAACCTCGTCACCTTTACTTAAAGATAAAGGCCCTGTTTCTACGCGAAACTGTGTATAAGTCCTAGCAAATAACATATCTCCAAAAGCTACTGCTACAGCAGATCCTCCTGCAAGTATCTCTAATGTAGACTGATAATAACTTAATGTTGTAGTGTTGGTTGGTGCTGAATGTGTTACTGACAGTTGAGCTTCAAATTCATAGATACCATCACGAGGAACAATAAACTTACCTGCACTCCCACCACTAGGGTTATAGTTCCCGCCAAGATCGAAGTTAGGAGCGTTTGAGGCATCATCATACACAATTGTTGCTGAAGCCCCACTTGCTAGGGCCGAACTAGCTGTATCGTAAGCTGCTCGAAAAGACGGTACTGAGTTAAGTAGTCTAGCATCATTAATATAAACGTTGCCTGTATTGTTAGATCTTAAGAACTTAAACTTGCACCACTTCGTAGTAGAGGCCAAAGAAATACCTTTAGATAACTCAATCCAAGAATCTGCTGTCTGGAGATATGCCTGCCCGTCTGCGAGTAACTCTGTACCACTACCGTTCTCAGTTGTTTGATCAGCCTGATACTCATGAAGCTTCATCGTAAAACGAGCGCCAGTATTATCAGTACGGATTGACGATATGGCCCTTACAACCCCATCAGCAGGAACAGGAAATAAAGATGTTTCGATTGCGGCTGTAGCTGTTTCACCCGAAGGTGATTTAATTGCAGCGATACCTGTATTTACTGTGCTTAACTCACGTTGAAAATCTAAAGTCCATGCGCCAGTAACCATGTTCCAACCAGCTGGGGGTCTACTACTTGGAGCAGCGTTTGAAGGGTTTGTTATTCTCTCAAACCAGCTACCTATATCACCATACCTGTTATACTGAACCATGTCCGAATGGTTAGTATCCATGTGCCCTGCGTTGGTACCGGTAGGTGTAAACTCTACAACATTGCTCCAGCCACTATAGGTGCCATGATCTGAAATGACTGACACCCCAGGTACAGGTTGTGAAGGAGCGTTGGCAAAAACTCTAAACCTTGAACAGAAGTAGTAAGTTTGTCCAGGCTCTAAACCAGAAACTGTCATAGATGTTCCAGGCGTTTCACCAATATAATAACCACCTTCTTGAAAAGCTATGTGTGGAACACCTACAGAGTCTTCTTCAAAAATATCCCTAGAAGTAGACATATAAAAATATGAATATGTTCTATCCTCAATACCTGGAGAGGGGTTGCTTGTATTTAAAGTAACGTCAGTGCCAGCAGTAAGAATACTGCCTCCACCTTTAACTATTACAGTGGCATCAGTGAAGGTTGAAGACCCGCTTGGGTTTACCTTATCAAGTAAAACAATTGCTTCAGTATTATCTGTAGTACCCCCTAAAATATTTTCAGAGTCTGAAAATACAGTATCAATCGTAGCAGTTACCAGAGAAGTGTGTGTACTGCTTCCTGAGTTATAAGATATTGTTACTTGTCTACCAGGGGGGATTTGAGTTATCGCATCACGAGATGCTGTGCTTGTTGCAAAAACTCTTCGATTAGAAGCATTCTCAGTTAATGTGAAAGTACCTGGAATAGAATAATCTACCCCTTGCGCTGAACCAGTCGTTAAACTTAAAACGGGGGCACCTGAATCAAATGGGAAAGCACTACGCATAGTTTCCCACCTGTTTAAATAACCGGCGGGTTTTCCACGACAAGTCATTTCTGTAGTAGCTGAGTCTTCATTAATAAGGTGTCTAAAACCATAAACAGCTAAGAATTGATCTGTATCGTAATGGTCTGAGTTGGCTTCAAACTTGTAATAATCCCCATTCTCAACCGGCCAGAAAAAAGGCACCTCGATTTCTTGAATCATCTCAGGATCTTTTAAGTCTGCAATTAAAGCTTTACCCAACCGTCTTGCTTCTTCTAGGCTGTTTATTAATCCAAGAGATCCTCCAGTACCTCCAATACGAACAGACCTTTTACCGTACTTAGCAATTGAGTCTGTGTCAGATACATCTACAAAATTCTCATTATGAGTTTCAATTTCATTGCCAGTAAAATATCTTTCACTGTAATGAACTCTAACATTATTTCTAATGCGAGCCTGACTGACTGAAGCACTTGTTATGTCATAGTAAACACTTGGTGAAAAAGTGAAGTCTACATTGCTTGTTACACGATCTCTCTTGGGACAGGTAAGCATTGGAACAAAGGCACCATTCTGCGTAGCATCAACTGCTCCCCCCTGACTCCCAAAAGTTGTGGTTACATTGTCGTTCCACTTAAAAGAAAAAGTCCACCCAATCTCTTCAGCAAACTTAACACACATATCCATTAGAGTTTGATCAAGAGCATCTATGGTTGAATTAGGAATGAACCCAGGACGTTCATCAAGAGTAAATGTTTTACCTGCTTCAGCTGAACCTACTGGAGAGATGTCTTGAACTGTTAGAGATGTGTCACTGGTAATTGTATCTACAATGGTATTAAAAGTACCGCCAGAATATGCAATACCAATCTGGGCTCCTGCATATAACTCAGTTGTAAATTTTGTACTTGAACCAACAATGGTATTAGGGGTAGCTCCCCCAGAAGCGGGAACCGTTACTGTACCTGTTGTAGATGCGGTTGCTTCAAAGCTAGAATTTGGAAGACTGCTTGAGTCGCCACTTGGTGTGTATAGGTAATGATCTATGTTCCCGTAAGAGTAAACAGCGGTAGATGTTGAAGCGGTATAATCAAAACCATCATTTTGAGATGACAATAAATTTTGAACAATAGCGTGAAGGCCAAGAGTAGATCTAGTCAGCTTTCTTGCTGTAACGGTACCCGTATCAGATGAAGGTAGCTTAGGTTCAAAAAATACATTCTGCGCTGTTCCAGTATATACTAAATCAATACCCGAACCCGCCCATGCGGGAGAACCAAGCCCTATGACTTGTGTTGTATATTCTTTGCCTTGGCATTCCTCAATAGCTGCACTTGAGCTAAGTTGAATTGCAATTGTGTCTCCAACATTTAATTCGTTATGAACATCGTTAGATCCTGCTCCTGCTAATGTAACACCTTTATCGCCAAAAGCTGCTTTTACAACTGTAAATGTTCCTGAAAGATTTACAGAGCTTGTGTCGTTTCCATATAGGATAGGATCTCCAGCTGTACTTGTAAGGTTGTGCTGATAGATTAAAAAGTCTTGGTACTTAGCTGCCAAGTCTCGACACTTAACTGTTATTGTATCAGAGCCCCAATCAATCTCATCAATGTAACCTCTAAAGACTTCATTATAGTCTGTGGTTAGAGGAGTGATTTGATCCATAGGGAGAACAGCCACTTCAATGATTAGCTTCCTGTTAATATCTACAGGGGCTATTGTGTGACCTTGGGCATCTTTATTGGTAGGGCTGCTTGTAATTAAAGGAACTAGCGTTAGGTTATCAATTCTTCTGTGTAGTTCAATCTCAGCGTCAAGACCGTTTGAATCAATGTCACCTCCATAGTCAACTGACTTAATCCAGTTGTAACCTTGGTAATCAGAGAGATCTACAATTTGAGAACCTGATCTAATTCTAAGTGTTCTTCCTGATTCACCACTGGCAGCTGCATCAACCATCGTGGCAGTTGTATCATTTGTAATAGATGCGATAGTTGTTTTTAAACCACCGGCATCGTTTAACTCAATGACACTACCTACGGATAATTCTCTAGTAAACTTTGTACTAGAACCGCTTAAACTAACATTGCTAGATGTTGTAACTGTTCCAGATATTTGTCTGTTCGTATTAGTAAAGTTACCATTGTACGGACCACCATCTCCATTTGTATCATAGGCTCCTGTTGACGTATCAATACGAACACGAACATGAACAGATCTATTCGCAGATTGAAGTATAGATGTTTGCGATGCTGATAGTGTTCTCATTACGTTTCCGTTAAATCAAATGTTAATGTTTGTTTTATTCTTCCACCCAGATGGGTAAGTTTTCTTTCCACTACATTGCCCCGAACATTTACTATCGTATCTCTTGTAATATCCCCATCCATTTTCAATATGGGATGCTGTCCAACATTCTGACCAAAGTTATACCAACCTGTAATAAAATCAGATGTAGCTGCATAAGGTAAGATTTGGAAGTCATCCATCTTGTTGTTCCAGTCTTGCCCATTGGCACCTCCGCTCGCTATAACCCATTCATTCCAGGCAGAAGGGGTTGGAGTGTGTGCTGTGGTTGCGGAACCTTGTAGCACTGCGTTGACATACATATACTGGTTGAACTCACCAGACTCTGCGTTGCGTCTCACAACAAAAGTCAGCATTTTAAAGTTGCCATCAAAAGGATCTGCAAGCTGTAAATGACTTGTTTTATTGCTAGAGCTTGAAGAATCAAAAGCAGACACTTTAAAATTTAACTTACCATCAGTGGTTCGATAAGCACGAGCGCTGTTCTTATATGTTGCAGTCTTGTCTGAAAAGTTAAAAAGATACTGCAATGAACCAGGGTCTGTTGCTGATGGGTTAGTCCATAGATTAATTGTTAAATCTTGATTAGCTTTAACTGATCCAATACCTAAGTCATAACCTTCCCCACCGTTTGAAACAGTTCCAGATTTACCAGTGAAACCTGTAGGCACCGTGGAGCTATATGATATTGTCACACCAGAAGCGTCTGATCCTTTAGATGATGCAGTAATATCATCAAAAGTTAGAACATCTCCATCGCCATTGATAAGCCCTTCAAAGGCCAAAGCTTCCATCTCAGTTAAAGGTGCAGTCGTAAAATTATATGCCCTCTTGCTAAAAACCGTATCTACAATGTACCCACCTGCTATAGATCTTGTTCTAGCTGTTCGCTCTAAAATATTTCTGGAAGCGTTATCAACTGTAATGGGAACAGTTACACCGTTTAATCTTAGAAAAGCCATTACACTTCCTCCAAGACAATACTTAGAATCTGCGTATTGTTTGAACTACCAGTAAATACATACTGCACTTCAGTTACATGACCTATGAACTCTGTAGTAAGCGCATCGTCATGAATAACATCACCATCAACATAAATCTTAGGTAATGAAGACATCGCCTTACCCATCCCATACCAAGCTGAAACAATGTCAGACGTTGCCGCGTAAGGTACAACCATCAACTCATCTATGTATCCAGGCCAAGTTGAATCAGCATCCCCATTATTACCAACCTTAAACGTAGTAATGTTAGATAACGTGGGGCCGGATGTTGCTGTAGTTGTTGAAGCTACAGAGCTACCATTAAAATATATCTCTTTGAACTTCTCTGTACCTTCAGGGTTGTTTCTCAGTACAGCTGTAACCATGTGAAAGTTACCAAGCCCCGTCCAAGGGTTGGTTGAATAGGTTACAGTGTTTGCAGTTCCCCCATTACTCCTCGTATAAAATTGAATGTCGTTAGCGCTATCACCCCGCATAAGCCTTATGACGTTGTTGTTGCTTCCGTCTTCAGCGATTAGAATATAATCATCGTGACCAGACGGATTTCCAGAAGCATTAGATACCCAAGCATTAATTGTTATATCGGTCATGCCAGATAAAATCTTTGTAGGGTATGTGAGAATTGTATGAGGGTCTAAAGAACCTGAACCATACTTAACGTTTGATGTCTGTTGCGCTGTGCTCGCCCCTACCGTTAAAGGTAAAAAACCTTTTACTGTGTTTAGATAAGCAGGGAATCTACCATCAGTTATGCTACCAGAAGTTGTACCTTCAAATGACCAGTGATCCCCGTCGCCTCTAACAAGACCTTCAAGAGCTTTGGCATCTTGTTCAGATAAAGGAGGCGTGCTAAATGATATCG